CGGCGCATAGTTGCGGCCCCAATGCAGCGTGAGTTGCCGCCAGGGCTGCTGGGTTTCCACCATCGCAATGCGGTCGTACTCAATGTCGTCTACATCAATGACCACCTCCGGCGTGGCGGGAATCACATGCTGACGCACCACCAGCGCGCCTAGCGCATTGAGGTACCAATACGCCCCCAAACCTGAACACAAGTCATCGAGCACTTGCCGCCCGGTCACTTCGCTGGAGTAGTACAGCCCGGCGGCATACGCGGGTAGCGCGATCTCGCCTACGGTGATGCCGTAGTAATCAGCGACCCACCCCGCAAGCAGCGCGGGCGTGTTGTGGGTCTCGGCAATATCAACGGTAAGATCCAGCGAGGTCGGGGCATCCAGCACAAACCGGCCTTCCGCTGGGTGCGTCGTCACGTTGAGGCTGGTTGACCCACCCTCTTTAGGGGTCAGCGACACACACGGCAGATAAGAGGCTTTGTATTCGTATTGCGTGCCGTCACTGGTGCGAAACGCGGGGGCGTTGTACACCGTGCCCAATGCCAGCGGTACCGGCCCGGCATCATCGGGAAGCCGCCCGGTATCGATCGGCTCATCAAACAGCGCGGATTGATCCACCATATCGAAGGACAGTTCACCGCGGCGGTCGGTATTAATCCCCGCGTTAATGCCCTGAGCGTGCAAGCGAAAATCTGCCAGCGGCCAGCCAGGGCCACCCAAGTAAAGCCGTATCGCGTGCCCTTCCCAGGCCCGCGTTGACCAGTGGGTGATCTCGCCATCGTTAATCAGTTGGATCTCGCCAAACTCGATCTCGCCATCGATGCGCGTGGTGATGTCGATGGCCTCGGCAATCAGGTCGTCATAGATCCGGTTGGGCGGGTCATCGGTGGGCTTTGAAATATACGGGCGGTTAGCGAGGTATTCGGTACCGCCCGCATAGTCCAGCTCACACAGCACCACGCGGGGCGCGGCCAGGTCGCTCAGCCAGTCGTTGTACTCCGCGTCCGTCATACCGTCTTCACTCCCTTTTTGGCACGGCCACGGGCACGCTCTTGTTCGCGTAACTGAGCCTGACGCTGGCTAGCCGCACGCTCCGCATCATCGGCACGTTCGCCGCGAAGCTGGGCGACTTCGGCGGTCAACGTGTCGATCTTGCGCAGCAGCGGTTCTAGGTTAATGGCAGGCGCGGACGTGGCTTGGCGGCTGCCCATCGTGGAAAACGGCATGGGCGGCAGGTTGGGCATGGGCAGCGCTCTCGGCGCGGTCATTCGCTGCTGTTGCCGCCAGGCAGCAGCCGCTTGGGCGTTGAGTACCGTTTCGCCTTCGTGTAGCACGGCGCGATAGTCATCGAACGGCACACGGTCTAAGCCATCCCGGTGGTAACCATCCGCCGCCTGCGCTGCCATCTCTTCGCGGATACGCTCGATTGAGGTACCGCTATCTAAACGGCTTTGCCAATACGCGTTGCCTGAGTCGTCGGGGTCTCGTCCTAGAATGTCGCGGTAGGCGTTGGCAATGTCACCGGATGCACCGGAAAGCAATGGGTCGCCTTCAGCATCGAAACCGCCAGGGATGTAGGTGTTACCGTTGGGAGTAGTCCGTTCTCCTAATATGCCTGATAGCGCGCTAGCGAGGTGGCTCGGCAACGCTTCCAGCAGACCACTTAGCGTGCCCAACTCTTCGTTGGCTTGTATCTGCTCGCTCAGCGTGCGCGTGAGCGTGTCGCGGGCGCGCTGCTGCTCGCGCAGTAGCTGCCGCTCGATGCTTTCAATGCTGCCTAGCGTGGCGAGGGAATCGCCGTATTGATCTTCCAGCGAGCGCACCGACGCGGTAACCTCGTTAAAAATCATCGCGTACTGGCTAGACGATTGCCCGTACACCGCCGCCGCTGCGTCCAGATACGCGCTAGACGCGCCCTGCAGCTGGCCAGCGGCTTGGGTGTCGCCTGCCTGGGCTCTGATCTCTAACTGGGCATACTGCCGCTGGGCTTCGTTGAGGCGCTCCATCGGATCGAGAATCGACTGATTGGAGAGCATCAACGAATCCAGCATTTGCCCTAGCTGCTGAAAAACGCGCTGCTCTTCCTGCAGCTGTTCGCGGCGCTGGCTGGCGAGCCGTTCAGCGAGAGAAACAGCGGTGTTGTAGTCATCTAGCGCGCCGTCAACGCCAACAATACTGCTGTAGCTGAGCTGGGCGGCGGTTTGCGCGGCGCTTTGCTGGGCCTCCATGGCGGCCACGTACTCACGCAGCGCCGGGGTGGTTTGCAAAACAGTGGCCAGCTGCGCTTGCCCTGCCACGCCCATCGTTTCCAGCCCTTCCACCAGATCCCGCACGCCTTCGCGGGTGGTGGGTAGCTCGCGGCCCATAGTGGCAAACGTGTCACGCAACCCTTCTGCCAGGTCGTCTAATTTCTCCTCTTCGGTGTAGAACGCGTCGTAATAGTCTGACAGCAGGGCGTTAAGCGCCTCTGGCCCGCCCACCCGCTGCGATAGGCCATCAGCCGCCCGATACGCCCCCTCCGCGCTGGCATCGAACTGAAGGTTCAAGCGCTCGCTGGCATTGGTGAGCGTGTCCATCGCGCTGGTGGCACCGGCAAAGCGCTGAGCGATTTCCTCGGCACTCGCGCCCGCATCTACCAGCGTTTGGGTGAGCTCTTCGTCGATCACGCGGGTAGCGGCGGCGGTACGGCCTGCGAGCTGATCTATCGCGCCCTGGGCATCGCCGGACGTGAGGACCATGTTTTGTACCGCGCTGGTCATCGCGTCTAACTGCTCGGGCGTGCGGGCGGCGGCAGCGGTCATGTTGTCGAGCGCCGCCACGCTGGCCAGCCATTCGCGCTCTGCCTCCACCGACCCAAAGAGATCGTTACTGCGCTTGGTCCCCTCCGAGAAACCGACAGCACCGAACGCACCGGTGCGTACGCTCTCATGGCTGAATTGGCCCGCATCGCCACGCGTACTGATATTCAAACGTGGGTCGGATTTACCGCCGCCGAAAATGCTAGAAATGCCCTCTACAATCCCCTCGGTAATGCCTAGCCCTAGCACGTTATCGACCAGCAAGCCGCCCGCCAGCCAGGGCATGGCGGCGCTGGCAGCGCCCATAAAGCCGCCGCCTGCTTGGGCCGCGCCTGAAACGGCGCTGCCCAGCGCACCGCCGTAGCCGGTGAAGGTGGCCGCACCTAACGCACCGCTGTAGCCTGCGGCGGTAGAGGCAGCAGAACCGGCACCCCACAAGCCGCTAACGGTATCCCAACCGCTTTTGAGCGAGCCAATAGAGCCAAGGTTTAAGCCACCGCCGCCGGGCGCTGACATGCCGGTTACCTGCTGGCCTAACAGCCCCTGCAGTTGCCCGGTAATTTGCACCGTCAGCGGGCGCAATAGCAGCGCGTTGCCAATTTCGGCAATGCTGCTAATCAACAAGTCTTCTAGCTGATCCATCGCGTTACCCGCGCCGGTCAGCAGCCCCTTGAACATTTCCACGCCCGCGTCATCTAGGCGTTGGCCGGTGTTCTCCACCATGTCATCAAGAATCTGGGCAAGGTCGTTGGTTTCTAGCGCTAGTTCGTACTGCGCTTCACGCACGCCCTCTACCATGCGCGCATATTGGGCCGCGCCAATTTCGCCCGCCGCGTAGCGTTCGTTAATCTGCTGCAGCTCGGCGGCCAGCGCTTCGACTTTCTGCCGGTGGCTGTCGTACTTGCCCACCAGGGCGACGGTCTGCTTTTCGTACTCTTCGGCACCCGTGGCGGCGCGCTGGTACTGTTCCGCGCTCCACCGCACCGCTTCGCCGTAGGCTTCTTGGCTAATCGTGCCTTCGGCCAGGGCGCGATCAAGCACCGCTAGGCGTTCGACGTATTCCGCGTGGTCGGCCAGCAGTGGGTCCATTTCCTGCTGTAAGCCTGCCAGGGCTTTGGCTTGGGCTTCGGCTGACTGCTGGGCCTTACGGGCGGCAGCTTCGGCGGCTTGGTTTGCATCGCCTAAGTAGCCCGTTGGCGTGATTAAGCCACGGGTGGTTTTCTCTAACTCTGCCAGCTTGCCATCAATCTCGGTAACAGAACCGCCCGCTGCCTCAATCGCTTGGCGGGCTTCTTGTAGCTCCAGCCTTAAATCTCGCAGCTTTTGCTGGGCTTCGCTGTACATGCCCATGCCAAAAGCGTCATGGCCACCCACGGCATCCCATTGCTCTTGCTCATCCGCGACGACTTGCTGTTGGCGATTAACCTCCATCGCTAGCCGTACCTGCTGGAATTGCTGAAACTGGCGTTCAGCTTCCAGCATAGCCCGCGCATTTTTCAGCGCGGCTTCTGAGTTGGCATCTAGCGCGCTGGTCATATCATCGACGCGATCCGTTGCGGATTGCACCTTTGGTGCCACCAGCCCCAGCTCTTCGCGGAAATAGTAAATCGCGCCACCGGCCAACATGGCGGCACCCAACGGCCCACCCACTAACGACATAGCGGCAGCCGCCACGCGGGCGGACGTTGCCAACACACCGTTAGCACGGGCAGCGGCAGCGGCAGCCGTGGTATACGCGCCCGTTGCGGTGGTAGCGGCGGTATCCGCACGTGCTTTTTCTAGGCTAGCGGCTGAGGCCAGCTTTTTAGCAGCGGTTTCGGCCGCTTCTGCCTGAGCAAGCCGACCGTTGGCGGCGGTTAGCTGGTTAATCGCGCCCAGCTCTGCCGTGTGCAGCTGGTTAATACGGGCCTGCACCTGCATACGGCCAGCGGCGTTTGTCTGCTCGCCCAACCGCTGCGCGGCCAGGGCTTTCTCTGCGGCCAGTTGCGCCTGCAAACGCTGTAAGCGTTGGGCATCCATCGCGGCTGCGTTGCGCTCTTGCGCGGCCTCTTGGGCTGCACTGGCCGCACGTTGGGCAGCAATGCTCTGTAAATTAGACGCCGTGCGCGCCAAAGTGGCAGCGCGTGCAGCTTCCATTGCCTGCTGTTCTGCCAGCGCCGCAATATGGGCACGCTCAGCGCTAATTTTGGCAATGGTCGCAGCCGTAGCCGTGGCCATTGACCCCGCTAAACGGCCAGCAAGCACACCAGAAACCAACAGCGTACCGGTGGCCACTTTATCGACCACTTCGCTCATACCGCCGAAGTCTTCAATAAACTGTTGCGCGCCTTGAGACACCGCCACAATCGAAGGGGCAAAATTAGCCGCCACGGTAGAACTAAAGCCACTGGCCAGGGCCGTTAATTCATTGAGGGCTTGGTTGGCGGCTTCGATGCTATCCACATCAGACTGAGGGATAGCGACTGAAAGTTGATCAGCAATATCGAGCTGCTCACGCAAAAGCTCAGCGTTGTTTTCAAGCAGTGGCAATAGCAGAGTGGCGTCGTTACCCAGACCTTCGATAAAGGCGATTTTCGCGCCACGGTTGCCCACTTCATCAAACGCATTCGCTACCGCTAGCAGCTGTTTGTCGGGGCTTAAATCCATCAGGTCGCGGATATTGAGATTTAGCAACTCGAATAGATCGGCAGCCTCACCACCGCCAGTGTTCACAAAGTCGCCAATTTTCTCGGCAGTGTCTTTGAAAATTTCGCCAATCGCGCCCGACTGCATGCCCGCGGCTTTCGCGGCAAATTCCCATTGCTGCAGGGTTTGCACACTCACACCCACGGCACGGGCAAACGCGGCCTGTTCGGCAATGTTACGGGTTTGGCTAACCACCATGGCACCCGTGGCAGCGGTGGCGGCAGCGGTGAACGTAGCCAAGCGCTGGGCGTGCATGCTCACACTTTCAAAGCTAGCCGCCATCTCTTCACTACGGCGCTCGGTGTTTTCTACTTCACGCGCTAAATCTGAGTTAGCGCGCTGCAAATCACGCGACGCCTGCACCGCGCTAGTGCTGTCGCCCTTAATAACAAACTCAGTGGTATAGCGACGTGATGACATGGCGGCTTACCTCAAATTACGGGCACAAAAAAGCCCGCACGTGGCGGGCTTTAAAAAGTGGCTTTAAATTACTTTATAAGGTTTTCAAGCTCTTCTAGGGCTTCTTCAATCCCAGAAAGATCAACCCTCATATCTCTTCGGCCTTCTGGCCACACATTATAACTAGCCAAAAGATAATCAGACTCTAACAGCTGGTTAATTACTTCTGAGCTAACTTTTGCACTTTCATCTATTTCAATAACATTTCCTTCACCAATCCTTATGGTTGGCGAACGACCTGGGAAATCATTATGACCAACGTTTAAATATGGCCCTTGCCCATTGAAATAGACAATCTGAAATGGAGCTACGTTTTTACCTACTGCACCACTCACAACACTACCATCAGCGCCCACCATATCGCCAAAAGTGCCTACAAAACATCTTTTAACATTTTTCACTCTATCTTCTGTGCAGTTTTTTCTCCAATTGCTATTAATGGCAACCGGGCCACCAGGAGGAGGCGTCACAGCCCTAGCCGGAACTCCGTAACCATAAGGCGAACTCATTTGCTGAGCGCAACCGCTCAGCAAAAAAGCAAACATTGAAGCTAGGATGATTTTATTCATTTTGCTGCCCCTGCATTAATAGAACCTAGATCCTAGCTTAGCTTCGCATCACTTCCAACGCCCCCGCCTCGATATGTTGGATTTTGCGCAGCGTGCCGCGCATATCCTCTACGCCTAGCATGCGCAGGGTGCTTTCTAGCTGGGTGCGTTCGATGCCCATGGGCACGGGCTTGCCCATGGGCGGGGTCAGGTAGCGCCACTGGCTGGCACAATCACGGAACACGTCAAACGCGGTGGCGTTCTCTGGCCATATCACGATGCGTTCAGGCGTTTTATAACGCTCAGGGATGGTGATACCCCAAGCGTCTAGGTCGCTTTTCAACTCGTTTCTCGTACCACCTTGAGCGCCCGCCCAAGTGCGCCCAAGGTCGTTTAGTTTTTTGCGGTTTCTTCCTGCACCCCGCGTTGCACCTCTCCCCATGCGCGAATCAGCGCCATGTAAACAAAGGGGTCTTGCCAAACGCTATCAATTACCTCGGGGGTGGTGTTCGCGGTAACTTCGTTGCCGTTTGGATCAAGTGCGCCGCCGATGCTCAAAATATCTTCCCGCACATGGGCATTACTGTTCTTTGCGGGGGGTACCGGCTTACCTTCGGCGCGCAGCTTTTTCTCTTTCGCTAGCCGGTCTTCAAACTCTTTGGTTTGCTTTTTGTTCAGTGCGTCTTGCTCATCAACAGAGCGCACACGGATCTCTGCGGTTAGCGTTTCTTCTTCACGGCCCGGCTTGTGGATCGTGATGGTTTTGGTCACTGAGGGAACGCCGATTACATAAGCAGCCATGGGGTAACTCTCCTGGGGTTTCATTTTGGGGAACGCTAGAAACGACGACGCCCGCATTTAGCGGGCGTGGCGTCGTTATTTTTTTATCGTGAACTTGTCACGGCAATTTAAAGGGTGCTGGGTTACTTGAAGTACAGCACCAGCTCGTCGTCACCGTCTAACGGCAAGAATCGGGCATCGCACTGGTAGTGGGTAATGCCGTCGCTGTCCTGCTCGCTCATGCCCGTTAGCTGCACGTTGGGCGCTCGCACACCGACGATGTTGCCGGGCACCGTGCCATGCTCGAACGCCACCGGCCCGGTGGTAACCACTTGGTGCGATTCGATCTTGGCGAACACATCAAAATCACCAAGGCGCGGCGCTTGGAAGGCCACTTGCCCGGTGGGCTGGCTGTCGGTGATATGCACGCCTTGGTAGTTAGGCATATCGCGGAAGGTGACGGTGTTAGCCAGGTCAAAGCTAAAGTTTTGTCCAATGGCTTCATGGCCCTGCACGGTGAAGGTGGTGGTGTTCTGAAAATTCACCGGCACTTCGTCGGCTTGGTTCTCAACCGTCATCGTGATGGGTGAAACGGTAGTAGGCCGCTCATATAGCCCGGTCATGGTGAACGACAGCGTGGGCAACCCTGCTGACTGCCCCGCACCGGTTACCGTCCCGCGCACGCCTTTAATGCACTGCTGCTGGCCATCATGCAAGTAGTAGATGGTGACGGAATCGCCTTCCTCACTGGTGCGGGTGTAGGTCACTTCGCCCACGTCTACATCTTCCACTTCCTGCATTTGACAGGCGCGTAGCAACAGGCCAAGCGCCGGGGCGGTGACCGATGTAGCCGCCACCGGGGCAGTACCGCTACCGCTCCACGGCACGGTGAGCTGCAGCTGCGTGTTGGGGCCGGTATTAATCTGCGCAAACCCGCCCAGCTCTGGGCGCATCCGGGTACGCTCTACCGTGTTGCCTTGGTAGGGCGTAGGGGTTAGCTCGGTGACCAGCATCAGCACGCCCTCTGAGATTGGGGGCGCGACGCCGTAGGTGGTTTCTAGGCACACCACGGCGGCTTTCTTACGCGTCAGTAGCGGCGTTGACATCGCTATCACCTTTCACGGGGGCTTTGGTTTTCGCGCTGCTGGGTGTTACGGCAGGCGCGGCGCTGGGGGCTTTGGCTGTGCTTTCGCTGGTGACCACCTTGCTAGGGTGTACCGCGTGCGCGCCGTAGCGCTGTTGCTTTGGGGCCTTGGTGACTTGCTCAAGCTCCCCATTTTTGCGGCGAAATGATCCGCTTTGCTTAGTGGGCATGGTCTGCCCTCCTTTGCAGTGGTTGATGTGAATTAAACAGTGACGGTTCTCTGTCCACGAAGATGGGTCGAGACAGTCCAGAACTCACGCCACCAGATGAAGTCACCACGGATGTCAGTAGTTTGCCCACCGCGGTACGCCATGGGGTTGTGATATTGGCTAAAGCCATAGCCCATCAGAGCGCTCCTGATCGCTTGACGCTGCGATTTGAAATCAGCCCGTTTGCACACCAGCCAAAGGCCATAAGTAAGCGTAATAGGCTGTACAGGGCGAAGCGTGTTTGGGGCGTCATCGGCGCCGTCTTCCGCTAAGTAGGCTAATGCCGCTGGGGTTTGGGTCTCGAAGTGGTCAATCGGCTCAGCAAACCAGGCTTCTTCGACCGTGGCTAAGCCAGGACACTGGTCACGAACACGCGCCAGTAGCTGATCAATAATGTCAGGATCGTTCATAAGCGCCCCGCTTTACGGTTTAGAATGTATTCAAGCCGGTTGCTAAACTGCTCCGGCAGGTCTCTCCTTACCAGGTCTTGAGCCGATTCAATGACGGATGGGTTAGCGACCATCTCAGGTATCGAGGGCCCAAAGCGCATGATCGGTTGGCTGGCGTTATCGCCGCGATCTTTCCGGCGTAAGATATGCCCCTTGGCATGCCAGCCACCTTGTACCAGTTGCCGGGGCTTATCCTTTCTCACACGAACCGTCACGCCACGCCGGCGCATCTTGGAGCCTTTACGTGGCCCCGATTGAACTGTGCGGTTTGGATTAACCGATACCCACCGCTGGCGGGGGCTGAATTGCACTAACGGCAATCGGCGGCCTGTGTAAAGCAGCGCTCGCTGGGGGTCGCGGCGGTGCCGCTGAATCTTCAAGCGCTTTTTGATATCCGCCGCTTTCACCGTGTAACGGCTGCGGGTGTCACGGCTGATCAAGGTGGCAGCTTTCCCCGCGCTTCCATCCAGCGCCCAAGCCAAGGCCTGCTCTACATCCGCATCTTCATACTGCTTTTTGAGCTGCTGCAGGCCGCGCAAGTCAAATGTATAGCTGGGCATGTCACCTCCCTTGCAGTATTGCTACGACACCCACAACCGCCGCTCAAACCCGTCATCCTCCAGAATCTGTTGAACGGTCCAAGTGCGCCCGGGTAGCGCAATCGTATCGCTCTGCCGAGACGTGGCCACGTCCGTAACCAGCACTGAAATGGTGGTGACGTGCATCGCAACTTGATCTTGGTCGTACACCTCATAACCTCGATCGAGCACTACATAGAGTTCAGGGTTTGACGATTCGCTGCCTTGGTAGGCAGCAAGCGTGCCCGCATCGCAATACATTTCAGCGAGGCCCTCGCGGGCCTCATCATCAAAGGCGCTCATTAGGCGTCCCCGGTACCGCCGCCCGAATCACCAGCAGTTCCGGTACCGGTGCCATTGGTGTTTTCATCATCGCCATTACCACCCGGCGGCGCTTCAGGCGGGGGCGGTGACCGCTTGGCTTTACTGTTGCCCTTGCCCTTTGCAGGGGCACCCAGCTCAGCGATCACGCCTGCATCTAACAGGCGCTTCTCTTCGGCGGCATCTTTGGGCTTATAGGGCTCGCCTTGTTTGGCGAGCACCTCTTTGCCTTTTTCGATCTGCCCCCGCACTACCACGTACTGTTTCGCGGCCATTACAACCTCCGTTACTCAGTTGAGACGGGTACGTTAAAAACGAGTACCCAGAAAACCATCACCCCGCCGATGGCGGGGTGATTTAAACGACCTTGGCGTAGACGAAGGCGTCAGGTTCGTGGAAGCCGGGGATCGGTGCAGACTGCATGGAGAGCCACCGCACGCCTGCATCTTCATCCACCCAGCTCTTCGGGTAGCGATCGACATCAAACAGGCCACCTTCGATGGCTTTGACATCTTTAATAGCACCGTAAAGCATGGAGTTGCGGCTGGTGGTGGGGCCCACAATCAAGCCACCGGCAGGAATCATCGACTCATCTTCCAAGCCGCTGTCATCCTCTTCACCATCCGGTGTGAACCACTCTTCATACTGGTAGAGATCCAGGCCTGGGTCATTCAGGTAACCCAGATAAGTCACACCATCCGGCAATTGCTCTGGTCGAATCATGCCCAAATCAACACGGCGCGTGTTGAGCTTTTTGAGTACTTCTTCGCTATCCAGGAAGGCGTCTGCTGCTTCAACGCTCATAACGCACGCATTCGCGGTACGGCCACTTTTCTTGGTTGCGCGACGCTTGTACTTGCGAAGGTCTGCAATAGGGTCGGCACCGGCTGCCGTCCATAGTGTTGCTTCCGTCACAAGGTTGTCGGCATCCATTTGGTAATCAATGAGGTCGTTAACCCCTTCACCAATAATGGGCACCTGCCCCGTCGTTAAAGCGCGGGCAATCATCCACTCTTCACGCCGACTAATGCGATCGTTCAGATCCTGCATATCACGCGACATTTGATCGCCAGCGCGATCAAGCGGCGTGCGTGCCGAATAAATGTGTTCACCTGGTTGGCGAACCAGCAATTCACCTGCCGTGGTTTCCAGCTTCGGTTTTACGTAAGCCGGTTTGTAGCTTCGCATCACAAAGCCTTGACGATCGACTACGGTGCCGGGGCGATTGGGGCGAACGAATGGCGCCATGCGGCGGTTGCCCTTCATGATATCGATATCGATATGCTCGGTAGTGGCCACAATGGGCGCAGTACCAAAGAAAGTCGCCGTCAGGAAACGACGCGGGCGCGGCATCCGCTCCACGGCCTCAAGCATGGTGCGTAATTCAAATAGGTCCATGAGGTACTCCAGGGGGAAAATGAAAGGGGGCGCTGATACAGCTCTCGATAAGCTCGCTTAGTGAACGAACAGCGACCAGCGGCGAAGCGCTTTGCGCACAGATTCGATGGTGTGGCCTTCGCCTAGTGTCATGGCTGCCGAGCGCACATCGCCGGTCAGCATCACTTCGGCGGCAACTGCACCTTCTGTGGCATCCACGTCTTCCCAAAGCACAACGCTGGGCGCTTCGCTGCCATCGGTCGCGGCGGATGCACTCAGCTTGTACTCTTCATCAGCAGTGACCTCACCCAGCACGCTGCCGTATGCAAGCACCTGCCCTGCGGCGATCATCACCGTGGCAAAGCGAATGGGAAATTCACCGCCGACTAACTGGCGGTGCCGACGGGATGTTTCTGTCATTCCGGGCATGGGCTTTCTCCTATACGTAAAGGGGTTAAGCGCAGCGGCTTATTGGGTTTGCCAGCGCTTAGAAATGGCATCCACCGCTTGGGCGCGCTCAGCGTCACCGCCGTCGCCATCCTTAGGCGGGGTGGTCTTACTCGCTTCGGTGCTGTCGTCTTGAATGCCTTTGAGGCTAATGCCGCGGTCAGCCGCTGCCTTGAACAGCGCTAGGCCGGTCGCTTCGACGCTGTCGCCATTGGCTAGGGCCGCCGCGACTTCCTTTTCAAAGCCAGGCATTGCTAAGGCTTGAATGCCGATGCAGCGCTGGCGTTCAGCCTCAGCCGCTTCGGCGCGTAGCTTGTCGGTATCGACGGTTTCAGCCGCGGCGATTTGAATCGTCTTTGGGTCGGTACCGGCCTCGATCGCTGCCTGCAGCTCTGCCGTCGTTTTCACGGTAGTCATCGTCATGCTCCTGGTTGGATTACTGGCAGAGGAACCGGCCAGCTCGGTAATAAGGGATTCCAGCGAACCGAGGCGATCGGCCATGCCCGCTTCGATCGCAAGCGCGCCCGTGGCAATGCCGCCTTGGCGGAAACGGTCGTTGACCTCTTCGCGAGGGATGCCACGGTTGCGGGCCACTTTGTCGAGAAACACGCTGGCGAGCTCATCAGTACGTGCTTGCAGCTGCGCCATGCCCGCCTCAGTCTCTAAGTCCGGTCGCTTGTTGGGCGCATTGCTCGAAACGATTTCGTAGCTTTTCTCACCGGGCCGGTCTTCGCGCTTACGCAAGCTAAGCACCACGCCCACGCTGCCCAGCTGGGCGGTGTCGTCCACAATCACTTCATCAGCAGCGCTGGCTATCCAGTACATGGCACTGGCGGCTTGCCCACCGACGTAAGCCTTGATCGGCTTGGTGCCACGCGCCTGGTAGATCATCTCAGCCAGCTCGTTAATGCCTGTGGCTTCGCCGCCAGGGCTGTCCGCGTTTAGAACAATTGCTTTGATCTGCGGATCATCCAGCGCGGTTTGAATATCAGTCGCCAGCACCTGCGTACTGGTGGCACCGCTGATCTCGGTGAATAAGTTGGCATAGCGAAAGATAGGGCCAGTGATTGGAATAACGGCCACGCCATCGCGAACGGTGACGTTGCGGGTGTTATCCAGCGAGCGACCTAATCGTGTTTCCAGCGCTTCCACATCGCCCTGCCGATCCGCCACCGCCATGACGGTATCGAGCGCTTCGCTGGTCATCAGCCACGGGCGTCCCGCCGCTAGCTCCAATGCGGTTCTCATAGTCATCTCCAAAAGGAAAGCCCTGCTCAGTGGCAGGGCTTAGGCGGTATGCTGGTTGGGTTGGGAATCTGTTTTGGCGTCATCATCGTGCACTTTGCCGCCAATATAGAGCGGCACGCCATCCTGCTGTTTGCGCTTGATCTCACGGGCACGGTCTTTGTGAACGTCTTCCCAATCCTCGCCATGCAATGCCATTGTTTCCAGGTGTTCGTTACTGGTGCCGTTTGAGATGCGCTCCGTTGCAGCGCGGGCGTCAATCAGTTCGTTGAGTGAACCCAGCGGCTCGCCAATCCAAAGGGACCGGGTATAGGCACGTCGCTTGGCCGGATCGCGATACCCAGGCAGCGTGATCATGCCGTTGGCCACCATCTCATCAATGACCAGTTCATAAATGGGCTGGCACCATTGCACGGTCAGGTGGTGGCGGCGTTGCTTCACAAATTTAAACAGCTGGTTGAATGCCGCCCGGGCAGCGGTGTAGCTGGTGGAGAAGTGCATCAGCAGCACTTCAGCAGGCTGATCCAGCGCGGCTCCAATCTCTTTAACGATCGCCATAAAGAACGGATCAAACTCAGGATTTGGCCGGTTGGAGCTAATCGATACCGGCTTGGCACCCTCTTCTAAATCCCATACCGCCCCCTCGCCTAACGTGAGGCTGTCGCCTTCTGGCTCATGATCCCGGTTACTTTGCACCACCGGTTTGGTGGGTTTGCCAGGGTCGTTACTCTGCGCATCCCACATGGTGGCACCGCCACCTACGCCCTGTTCTTCATCACTGTTTTCGTGCGTGATGGCCACCGTGAACATGGCACTGATCACTGCGGCGGTTAGCTCGGCTTGGCTAAAGCGCTCCAATTTCTGCAGTGCTTCCAAGATCGGTGCCAGATAAGGAACGCCACGAACTTGGCTGGGCCGATCTTTCTCGTTCATCAACTGCATGATGCGCCGACGTCCTGTTTCGGCGCCGAATACGGGTACCCATTCCCAAGTGTGCTGCGTTAGGTGGTCGCTAGGGTAGCCACTGCATAAGCGCACGTGCGTCGGGCGTCCTAACCGATCTACGCGTATGCCATCCTGTTCACTGGCGGTGTTGAGCACATTGAAAGGGTTGCCCACGCGCTCCGCTTCCACTAGCTGCAGCTTAAGACCAAACAGCCCACCAACACGCCTATCATAGGGTGTGAAGCCAAAAACATCACCGCTAGCCAGCGAGCTTACGAAAGCCAGCCGCTGCTGCATGTAGAAGTCCATCGTGGCTTCTGCATCGCATTCGTTAGGATCCTGCGCCCAAAGGGCGAAGCCGCGTGCCAACTGCTCATTGAGAGCGTCAGTCGCATCGTCGTCTAGCCCTAGCACCTTGCCGTCTACATTCGGGCGAACGGTTAACCCCATGCCCACCACGTTGGTAGCGGCGCGGCTGATCGCAGCGCGGCCTAGCATGTGGTTGCGGTAGGCATCTCGCGAGCGGGCAATAAGCGTTTCGCGCTCGCTGGTGGGCGTATCCTGCCGGGGGCTTCCCAAGCCAGGTATCCAACTCAGCATGCTGCGAATCATGCGGCTGGCACCGCGGTGGCGGGTTTCACTTCCCACGTTGGCCTTGGTACTGGGTTGGGTCGCTCTCAGGCGCTGAATTTCTGCTAATGCCTGTTGCGCTTGCTCTTCTGCCAGCTTGGCCCGGGCACCGCCTAAATTCTTAAAAATGCCCATGGCTTAAAACCCCACATAGCGGATACGGGTACGACTACGGCCACGTGTGGCTGCCTGCTCTTTCGCGGCCATCTTCGCGTAGTGAATTTCCATGCGCTGCAGGGTGCCCAAATCGGCGCGAGTATATTGCCGCTCTCCAAAGCGCCATGACTGCGAACCCGACAAAATCTTATCGATCGCTTCACGCACCAGGGCCAGGCGTTCGGTGTAGGTTTGTTGGGTCATACGCTTCGGTTCCTCATACGGCGTGCACGGCGCTTGCCTGAAGCTTGCGGCGGCGGCAACTCTGCCGTTGATTCAAAAAGAGTGGTTTGGGTCAGTGTTGCTTCAAGCCGATCCCAGTCGCTTGCCCTGAGAACATGTGTTCTACAGCTTCGCGCCGCGTGCAGGGCGTACACTTCACAGTCCAGCGCTTCATTGGGTTTGCCCGCTTTCTTTTGCCACACCTTCTTACGCGGGTTGCGCGGATGCGGTGCCTTGACCTCAGCCGTTAGCTGTTCCCAGTAGTCGGGGCGGACGTCTTGGTACCAGTGCATGCGCCCAGGGCCAGTGCCCTTAAGCCGTATGCGGGCGTCAATCAGGTCTTTAGCTTTGTGGGTACCGACGATAAACGGACGTAAGCCGTACTTATCGGCCTTGGTGTTTTTGCTGTTGGTGTCGTCTGAAATTTTCGGACGGCTGAATATTTCTTTGTTTTCGCTATTGATAGAGGCGCCCTTACCCGCCATCACGCCATGACGTTGCCGTGCCCGAACGTAGTCATAGACCGCGTCACTGGTGTGGCCGTCCGAGCTATCAATCGTGAGTGCTGAAACGCGAAGGGTGGCACCGCTTTCATGCTCAAAACCGGTCGTCAGTAGCTTATCCAGCTCAGCCCAAACCGGGTCTACCTTGTCCATTGTGTTGCCGTAGAGCTCGCCCCAATAGATCAACCAGCTCTCTTCACCACGGCCCCAGGCGCGTATCACTACCGCTAAGCGGTCATGCTGTACGTCAACACCGGCTGTTAACAGCAAGCCACCACGGGGAACGGTTTTCTCGGCATACCCTTCAGCCCGGTCTTTCAGTTCATCCAACTCAGGCGCGTCGCCTTTAAACTGGTACGCCAAGCCCATCGAACTGTTTGTGAATACGATCAGATCGCTATAGTCACCTTGATCAGCGTTGTTTTGCGCGGAAAGCCACTTCTCCATGAGCTTCGCAAAGCGCGAATCTGGAAACGTACTCAGTAGCTCATTCATGTAGTAGCCAGCCACACCACGAAACTCAGCAGTAGCCACCCACTTCCCTTTGCGCAGGTTGGCGTTCTTATCGCGATCGTTCCACTCGCTACCGCAATGCGGGCAAGCGTAAACGGTTTGCTCAGGCCTGAATGCACCGTAAATGGGGTGCGGCTCTTCGGCCGTGGTCGGGCATACCAGGTTATCGAAGCTCAGTTCGTGCGATTCACCGCAGTGGTGGCAAGGCACCAAGCAGCGGCGTTTGTCGCTCAGCTGCATTTCCGCTTCGATGGATGAAATGCCTGCAATAGTGGGCGTGCCACCGATGATGTATTTCTTACGGCCACGGCCGTAGGTTTTGCCGCGCTCTTTCAACAGCAGGATCGAATCACCCTGCCCTTTGAGGTTTAGGTTGCAGTCGTCCGGCTCTTCGACAAAGCCGCGAGGGCTGGGCGTCGACTTCACCGACGATGGCGAGTTAGAGCCCACCAGCTTTAGGAAGCCACCCGGGAAGCGCTTGAACTGTTGGCGTTGCTGCAGCTTCCGGGAACGTAGGTCTATCTTGTTGCGCAGCCGCGGGGTGGCTTCCACCATCGGCTCAAATTTTTCCGCTACGTACTCTTTAGCGGCACCGTCTTTCGGGAACAAACCAATGATCGGTGACGGGTCAATGTCGATCCAGCGGCCAAGGGCGTTGCCAAGCACGCCGGATGTCCAGGCGACCTGCGCCGATTTCTGACAGCACACCTCTTCAACATTGGGGTCATCAATCGCTTCCAGCGGGCCACCAGGCAATGCCAGTGCTGGCGTAACGTGAATGCTGTACTTACCCGGTCTAGCGGTTTCAACCTCACTCATCCAACGGTATTTGTTTGCCCAATCCATCGTGCCGATACGTTCTGGCGGTGCCCACTTTTGGGCCAGCTTCCGCGCCCAACGGGCAGCATTACGCTTCAGCGCTCTCCTCATCGCCCGGTTCAGATTGGTCGCTGTTGTCATAGTGGCTCAGTGTGGTCAGTCCATCTTCAACGTGGCGGCGGATAATCGACACGTCGACTTCTTCCCCCAGAATGGCGGTCAGTTCAGCCGCCAAGGCATCCGGCATGTTAAAAAGCAGCTCAGCACGAGCGGCTTCTACCATGGCGCCATACTCAATATCTAAGTCTTCCGGCATCACTAGCACGCCGTCTTCCTTCAACATCTCGCGTTCAAGCTGGTCACCGCGTAAGCGATCCAGGCGATCTTTCGCTGACTCGCGGCTAGTGTCGTTGGCACGCACCAACAGCCACGCCAGCACTTCCGCTGGAGCGTACTCATTGCTGGCACCGCGCCCAGCAGACACCGCCACCGGCAAGCCCTTTTGCTGCCAGTCCGTCAGTGATCGTTCAGAGACTTCCAGCAGCTCAGACAGCGTCCGCTTATTCACCGAGGCAGGTAAGCCAGCCGCGTGCCAGTTCAGCAACGCCAGTTGGCAAACGTTGATCAACTCAACTGACGTCATGCGGCTATCCCATTGATCAGATTAAAAGTAAGGAAGCCATGCGCAATTTTTAGCTGCACGAATTCCGCGGCTATGTTCCCCCGTATACCTTTGCCCCTAGCCAGGAGGACCCACGGTTATGGCTCGCCTGCCGAGCCCGGCTTGAGCAACAGCTGATACACCGACTCACGATCAGCGTTCGCCCGCCTGCGAAGCGATTCATAATCAGCCAGCAACTGGAGCAGGTCGCGGTTATGAGACGTGCGACGCTGTGGCTCACTCAGAGGCGTCAGCAGGTGCGATGGCACCTCCGGCGTCATTACCACGGGAATCGTCACTGTCGATGGCGAGGTCGAACACCCAGTCGCTAACAGCAGCAGGCAGAGGCTGATTAGCCCAGTCATGTGTTGTCGCATCGTCTATCTCCAGTTGCCGCGCCGTGTCGCGCATCATGTTCACCAGCGCATCGTCCCGCTTGATCTGCTCGTCTCGTGCAGACAGCACCGCGCTTAGCGTATCGATCTGCTCACGCTGCCAGCGCTGGTGTTCCTGCAGGATCTCCACTTGATCGTGTGCCCGAGCCAATCGGCTCTCAGTCACCGAAAGCTGCAGCGCATAGTCACGCGCCTGCATGCCGGCATAGACTGTGATGCCCAACAGCCCAGCAATCATCCAGCCTGATAAGTTGCCCATGATGCGCTTGATCATTTCAGCCACCTGCCAACCAGCTTTTCGTAGAGTTCATCCGCACGGGTACCGAACCACTCCGTTCCTTTGAACGCGATGAAGGCACCGATCGACGCCGCCAATCCACCCGGTAGCCCCAGGTAGTGCAGCACCGGGAACAGCCCGAACGTCAGACAACCGCACAAGATGGCCTCTAACCAAGACTGCCTTGCCTTATTGCCAGCATGCAGGCCACGAATGAGGGCCACCACGAACGCCAAGCCACCCGCGTAAATCTGCGGCCAAACCATCGCGATGTAGGTCAGCAACTGCTGCCAAAGGTTAGGGTCACGTCCCGGCATGAGAGAGCTCTTTGTTGAATGAATGTCACGCCGCCCGCGCCGCGTCCGCAATCACGCCCGCCACAGCATTCACCAGCGCGTCGTAATGCTGCTTGAACTGGTACAGGTCGTTAGCGTTGGAAAGGAAAAACAACTCAAAGATGATGCCGCCGCCATCGCTCACGAACGCCAACCGCTCGTGATAACCAGCGTTCTCAGGCTTAGCGCCCCGGTTAGGAATGCCCAGCAAGTCAGCCGTCACACGGCACAGCTCAGCCCCTAGCGGCTTGTTATGAGCACGGGATAACGTTTCAACACCGGTAGCACCAGGGCCACCGCCATTGGTATGAAACTCAATAGCAATCTCAAACTGCTTAGCGATACGCACTGCCTCGCCTAACGGCAGGTTCTCCCCCGGCTCACCATCCAGCGCATGCTGAATGCCCAAGCACCTCAGCCGCACGCTAACGTCATCGCGGAACAACTGAACGATATCCGCTTCCTTGTAGCCATTCGCCACGATGCCCGGCACCGTGTTGCTATGCCCAGCCGATATCATTACCGACCGGCGCTGAGGTGGCCGCTGCGGCACCGCTTTGACGTGATCGATCCACCGCATGGCCATGGCCACCTCCTCAAATAAAAATGCCCCGCACAGCCGAAGCTATGCGAGGCACCGCCCACCACGGCGGGAGCACTGGTTATCTCGCGCCCAACAAAAAGCCCCAGCGGGTAAGCTGAGGCTTCGTGGTGCAGGCGCATCTACTAGACAGTAGCTGAATCTTGAACCTTGACTGCAATGGCATCAAGGGGTTTTTAATGCCAAACGAAAAAACTAATTAGAGCGTTGGTCATGGTTAGGCAAGCATCGAAATGCCCAACGTTTAAGCTCGTTTAATCTGCTTGCTACGCTTCCTAAGCACCTCTCTTAGCTCGACATGAAGCTTGTTAAGGCGATGGTAGTAAGTACGCTCAGTAAGCCCTAGGCGCTGCGCCTTATGTTCGTTGTAGCCTTCCCAGTGGTAATGCTCCCAAGCGATCATCTGAAGCTCATCCGGGAGGCATTCAACGCCCTCATACACTTCCCAGGCCAGGTCATCGATCTGGCCCTGCCCAAGAGGGTCACGGCTGCCCTTGGGGCCACCACCAGGCATCACGCCCTTGAACTCAATCAGCTTGCCCAGCGGGCTGCACTGCCGCATAGAGCGACATTTCCACTGATCGGCCCAATGCTGCAGTAACTGGTCGATTTCCTTGATCATAACGGCCTCTGTCTGACTGTCTGACTCACTGTCGGAATGTCTGTCTGATTAAATTTATTATTCTAATTAGTAGCTTATATAATCTTTCAGACATTCAGACAGAAATAATAAGGGGTTAGTCATGTGCGCACGCGCGCGCATGGGCTACTTGGAAAAAGTCTGTCGGACTGTCGGAAACCGCATCACAGCAGGATTCTTGCGTCTGAAAGTCTGTCTGAATGTCTGTCTGATTGTCTGATTCATGCTCAAGAGGCCTCATGCTTCACTTCCACGCGGAAACGGAATGCACGCGCCTGGTCGCCAGCCTTCTCAGGCCAGCCCTTCTTACCGATCTGATCAGCATACTCAGGCGGCACAAATAATCGCGTGGTCTTAAAGTCACCACTGCTGGCCGGATAGCGTATATCGCGTCGATCCCTCAGCATGTCTCGGGCCACTTCATCACAGAACCAGCGCTGTTTCGTCTTAAACTCATTGGTGTTTTCGCACCATCGCAGAAAGGCCTTCCAGAGATCCGGTACCGCCACCACCCCATAAGGCAAATCGGGGATATCCCCATTGCGCCACTCATGAATGAAGAACCGCGCAGGCGACAGGCTAGAATCGATCAACCGCTGCTTCGCCTCTGACAACGGCGGCTTGGTATGCGGCTTGAAGTCATCAAGCGGCAGGTTCAGCAGGTAATGGTAAAACGCCTCGACGCCCCCTTGATCAATCTCATCGGCCAGCTTCTCGAAGTAGTCCGCCGGCGGCACATCCTCCACGTGCAGCACGAAGTAGCGCCGATCCCCCAGGTCAAGCTCCAGGGGCACCGTAGAGTTAGAGAGGAACACGAAGTTGACGTGGTTACGTTCACTGCGCAGCGGCATGTTCTTCTCATTGATCTGAAGCTCATCACCGGTGACCACATGCTTGAGAACACCCTTGTAATGCGCTTTCTCAGCACGGCTCACGACTTCCTCAGCCAGTGCGAACAACCGGCGCGACTGCCAGCCCGTGAACTGGCTTTCCAACTGCGCTTGGCCGATGGTTACACCGTATTCGCCATAGATGCGCTTCAAGATGCCCTCAAACAGAAGCGACTTACCCGTGCCTTCAGCACCATGCACTAGAACAGCACTGGCCATCTTGGTACCGGGCTGCTGTAGCGGCAACGCCATCCACCGTAACAGCCACCAATACTCCTCTTCCCGTTGGCCGCACAACCGAAACACATGCCCGCGTATTCGCTCGCAGCCATCGGCACCCCGTTTGTCTGGCGTCATCTTGAAACCGTCATACAGATTCACGTTCAAGCGCGGGTCCACTTCCTCAGTGGGGTCAAACACCACATCCTCGGCAATCATGCGCCACGGGTGGTCCTGCCACTCTTTGAACGTCTCACGGCCAACCGCCTCACGAACATGAGGCACGCGAATGAGCTTGCCGCGCATGCCGTCCCAGACTAAATCGGTGCCGTAAATCAGCCGGAAGTGGCGCAGCATGTCGTCCTTGCGGATGCGAACCCCATAGGCGCTCTCCTCCTGCCCCTCCGGTGGGAGCGTGGGCGCGCTATCCTGCCCTTGACCTTGTTCACTGGTACCGCACTCAGGTGAGGGGGCGGTGGGGAGAGGTTGGCTATTATCATTCGCCGCTTCCAAAGCGGCAAAAAGCTGTTGCCTCACTGCATCCAAGCCCTGGGCCACGTGTAGATCATTCCAATCAGCCATTACGCGGCCTCCCCGTTCAGCTGCGGAAACACCGCCACGGCGTGCATGGCTTGCGCCACTTCCTCGGCTTTCTGGCGGCCGGGGTTCCCCTTCACCTGCGGGTCGTCGTCACCACAAATCACCAAGCGCGCCTGCTGATGCAGTTGGCCCAGCAGCGGCACCACACGCTGCAGGTTGCCCGCATCCCACGCCACCGCCACCGGCCAGCCGGTCGCCATGTGAATGGTGGCCGCTGTCGCGTAACCTTCTGCCACCGCCACCACGGGCGCTTCACTAGCATCGCCAATGCGGTGCCACGTACCCGCCTTACGGCCATACTTTGGAAACAGCTTGGTTCCGTTGGGCTTGATCACCTGAATCGACACCACCGTGCCATTCACGTCGCGCAGCGGTACCACCACATCGCCCTGCTGAATACGCAAGAACGAGATATGGTCGGGGCGCGGCTGAGGCAGCTCCTCAAAGAACCGCTTCACTTCCATGCCCGGCCATACGTCCGCCCGTTGTGCCTGGTCGTCAATGCTGATGACCACCGAACAACGCGGGAACCACACGCCAAACGCCCCCACCTGCTTAGCCTCCAGGTAGGCGGACTGCCCTTCCCGCACGCAGTGCTTTTTGATGAAGTGACGGCACGCCATCGCCACCGTGGTACGTATCGCCTCACGGCGCTGTTCGTCGGCTTCGATCTCGGCTTGGCGCGCTTTACGCCGCTCTTCCTGCTCGGCCTTCATACGTTTGCGATCAGCCGCGCTAAGCTCCTGGCGCTGCCGCTTCCAACCATGCTGCTGGGCATGATGGATGATGGTACCCATGCGGTTATTACCCACCTGCAAGCTACGCCACACGCTCTTAGCATCCTTAGCGTTATAACTCGCCCCGCCCTGGCTCCATTCATCCCAAGCAAAAAAGCCATCATCGCCGTATTCGGTTTTGACAGCGTTCCCGATGTTCACCCACATCTCGCGGTCATCGGCAGGAATGTGTGTCAAAGCTAAGCGCAATTCGTCTATGCTGAGGAGGTTATGCATGGCCCACCTCCAGCCCGAGAGGCAACATATGATTGATCGAGCTCTTCAAAAAGAACTGTTGCAAAAGCTGAAAGATTGCTACGTAAAAGGAAGTGGCTTGACGCTTAAAGAACTTGAAACCTCGCAAGATGCTGAAAAAGTCCAATTCAATCTGAAATATCTCAAAGGTCATGGCTTGATCAAAAGCTACAGCTTTGGACATATGCCAATCATTAGGTTTCAGGGTATGCCCAAGCAACAAGATACGCGCAAACCAGAAGATGCACCTATAAGCGGTGAAATAACCGTTCAAGGTATCGACTTTCTGGAAAACGACGGTGGCCTCACAGCGATCCTGGGCGTCGTCACCATCAAGTTTCACCAGGATACATTGAGCGAGCTGGAAACCATGATTCAGCTCGATAAAACCCTTCCACCAGAAGAGAAAGTCACGCTCCTCCAAAAGCTTCGCAGCCTGCCAGAGGAAGGCGCCAAGACACTGGTTCAAGAACTGGTCAAAGCAGGCCTGCAAAAAGCGCCCGATGGCTGGAACACGGCTATTCACTACCTCAACAACATCCCCTGGGGCCAAACTTCGGTGGGCTAACTCAACAACGCCTTCGCCGCCTCGATATCCATCACCGTCGCCCCAGGCACCTCCGCAATATTTAGCTCCGCGTTGGTAACGGCAAGGCAACCACCTTCCAGCGCGGCCAAATCGGCAGGCGAAGGCGAAGCACCATCCCACTCGTCGACTACATGAGAGAGTTGAAAATGTTGGGCAAGCGCCGCTGAAACTTGCGTTTTGCCGCTGCCCTGAGGCCCCGTAAGTACAATTAGCTGTGTCATAATCATCACCTTTACTGATCAGAAGGAATCCAACATGCTGGCCGATACGCTGAGACACACCCACTTCCCCTACTGCTTGGATCGCCAAGCAGATGGCAGCTACGTCATGCTCAACCGCAATTACAAACCGATTGGCTTTATGACTAGCGACTGGGTGGTGTATGAAGAAGAGCCCATTGGTGTGAACATCAAAGGGCTTACCGCTAAGAAGGCCGCCAGCATCAGTTACGCTGGCAGCGAAGATCTGGACAGGATTTACCTCTACAACGATGGCACAACGCCCACCACCAGCGAAGACAAGGCCGCTTATTTCAAACGACTGTCTATCCTGATGGATCTGAAGATTAGCCAGTAACATCACCGCCCCTCCAGCATCGTCTGACACCCCACACAAAGCTGAACCCCCGGCAGCGCCTGACGGCGCTCCGCGGGGATCGGCTCATCACACTCCTTACAGATCGCACGGCTCGCCAGTTCGCTTGGGCGGTACTCCCGGGCTTTCAGCGCCTGCTCAGTGCGCCACTCGATGTAGTCGTTGGCGATATCGGCCTTATCCATGGCTCACCTCCCCATCGAACCGCTGGGCGCAGACCAACAACGCCTGCACCGCGCCAAACAGTTGGCCTTTCAGCTTTTCCAGCTCCGCCTTCTCGTGGTCGTGATACTTGCCATCGCGGCGGTGCTCGCTGATCCGCGTGAGCAGCTCAGACACTTGGTTGGAGAGGTTCGCCACCGAGTTCAGCAACTGTTGCTCGCTGCACTCGTCCGTCGCCTCCTGGTACTCGAACCAATGCGCCCCCGGCACCAGGGCCAGCAGCGAATCCAGAATGCGGGGGTCCCGCGTGGCTTCCAGCACATGCTCCAGATCGTCGATGGTGAGCTTGTGTGCATCAGCGTTGGGGTTCAGGCGATGCTGCAGCGTGGTAGCAGGCAGGCCGTACACGGCCGCAATGGCCTTGCCGCCGCCAGGGTAGTCACGCGCCGCGTGGTACAGCGCCAAGTTGAGGGGCAGGACTTCGCGCTCTGCGCGCTCCTTTGATGTGGGCCAGCGTTTAGACATGGCATTACTCCCGTTTCTATGCCATGCAACCCGCCCGCCAATCGGTTATATTGGGGACGTGCTGCATTTCATTGCATTGGTTTGCGCACAGCAGAGCGGGCCTGTGGTGGGCATTCAACCGCTCTGCACTTCGCCGGGGGAGTAAACCTGTGGTGGGAAGACCTCCCCCGGCACCTCCAAGCCGCTGGTTAGGCGGCTTTGTTATTTAGCTCTTCTGCAGTGACGCCGTAGTGCATCAGCACCTCTGACAAGGAGACGTTGCCTTCACTGGCTTTGGCTAGCTTGCGCATGTACCTCAATGAAGCTGCCTTTCTGGCTTTCAGCACATGCACTCTCAAATAGCCCGCTGAAGTACCAACACGTACAGCATAAGCTTCCAGTGGGTTCACGCCTCGCGCATCAGTTCGGTCAAGCTCTCGAAGATAGTCATATAACTTCATAGCAGCCTCGATACTACCTATATGGTATTGGCTTATCAATACCCAAATGCTCGTTTACCTTTTAGGTAATGTCAAGGAAACTTGGCTCATGGATATCAAAACTACGCGCCGCATGCGCGTTCAGAGCCTCATCAAAGAGCGTGAACTGACCCTCAAGGCTTTTGCGGACAAGATCGACCGCAGCCAAGGCCAGGTAAGTGCCATTGCAGGAGCCTCAGCCCACAAGGGCATTGGGGACGCATTGGCACGTCATATCGAAAACTGCCTCCACCTTCCCCACGGTCACCTTGATCAGCCCATCGCAGACAACAATGCCTCGGTCATCACAACTACGACTTCGCGCCAATTACCCGTGCTTGGCCTAGCATCGGCAGGGAAGCTCATGGAAAACATCCAGGAAGCGAATGTAACAGAATACGTAATTGCTCCAGGCCCGACTGGCCCTCAAGCTTTTGCCCTTCGTATCGAAGGGATCAGCATGGAGCCCCGCTTCCAAGAAGGGGACAAAATCGTTATCGACCCTGACCTGGAATGGAAGAACGGCGATTACGTCTATGCCATGCGCATTTCGGATAATCACGGCACTTTCAAGCAGCTGCGTTGCGAAGATGGCGAGATGTACCTCTGTGCAACAAACCCTAGCTTTGAGCCGCGTTACACACGAATGGATGGTGAGTGGACCATTCTTGGAAAGGCCAGATGGCGAGTAGAAGACCTCTAGAATAATATTAGGGATTATCAATGCGTGGAATTGATACACACATCAAAGAAGTACTGAACGAAACGGCGCACAAGCTCGAGCAGCACAACCTACTTGAGTGTGCTGTAATCGCTTACGTCGGCCCAATTCATCCGCAAATTCTCGACTCATTTATTAGCAAAATCGAGCAAGTGCGAGCCCGCATTGACAAGGTACCTGATCACCCGAATCCGCGACGACTTGCAATAGTTCTCACTACTGGTGGAGGAGTGGTTGAAGTCGTCGAAAAAATGGTTCAAGTGACACGTCGACATTTTGATGAGGTTTTCTTCATTGTCCCAATGGAGGCAATGTCGGCAGGCACAATTTGGTGTATGTCTGGTGATAAAATTTTCATGGATTACACAGCATCTCTTGGCCCAATAGACCCTCAGGTGCAGAACCCAGAAGGCCATTTCGTGCCCGCTCTGGGCTATATTGACAAGGTCAACGAAATTATCAGCAAGGCGCCTGGCACGATCAGCGACGCTGAAGCGATGATGATCAATCGCCTTGACTTGGCCACGTTGAGGCGGTACGAGCAGGCAAGAGATCTATCTATAACTCTTCTCAAAGAGTGGCTAGTACAATACAAATTTAAGAATTGGACTCAACATAGGACGCATAACCCTGGCACCAATGTCACCAGCGACCAAAAGGAGCAACGCGCACGCGACATCGCGACGCAACTCAGTGATAATAACCTTTGGCATTCACATGGTAGGATGATCAGTATTGACACCTTACGATCTAAGCTCCATCTTGAGATCGAAGATTATACGGAACAAAGAGAGTTTCGAGAGCATCTAAAAGCGTATGCAGGGATGCTAGTAGAATACATAACACATAATAATCAACCATTTATAGTCCACACCACGACGGTAGGAGCAACATGATGAAGACTCTAGCTCAAAGAGTCTCTGAGCGTTTGGATGTAGAAATGCACTCAAGCAACCGCCCAAATGCTGAAAGACTCACTAAACTTTCTGAGCAATTTGCCTCTTTAGAGAGCAAAGGACATGTTCAAAAAGACAGATTTAGCGCTATGCCACCCACTGCGCTACATCCGCTAGGGTCCTCAAACCTTCAGCTCATGTAAGATCGAGTCAAAAAAGACGGCCTTCGGGCCGTTTTTTTTATATACCAATGATACCCCAAAGGTATTTACAAAATACCAAACAGGTATTAGCCTAGCTCCTACACGCCCACCACGTGTAGGAGAAAGCTATGCCAACCAATGCAAAATCATGCCGGGTGTACATGCACCCGGCCGCAGGTAACAGCCACATCGCCATCGCGGCCATGCAAGCCACTACAGGCCGTATTGCCGCCCGGCGCGCTGGCTCTAAATCCCGCACTATCTATCTGCTCACGCCTGAAGAAGCGGCCCGCTATCGCCGCCAGGGTGGTGCGGCATGAACACCATCACCCAACTTCCCGTTCCGGCGCTGACCCAGGCGCACCGCGATGCCATGGCTTACATCCAAGAGCTGGCCATTACGATCACTCTGCAAGGCGTCTATTGCGTCAGCGCTGAATACGCAGGCGTAGGACATGTTTTCCGTGCCAGTGTGCTGCTGTTCAGCGAACTGGCGAAGGACAATTTCAAGGCGCACCAGTCCTACACGGTTTATTTGCCCGGCATCGAACGCTGTGCTGGCCATGCTGCACTGGATGAACTGCAGGCCGTCGCCCGTGCGCTCGAAGCCCTCCTAACCCCACCCACAGGAGACGCCGCATGAACGCCCCCCAACGCCCTCAGCCGCCCCGCGTGCTCGGCCAGCGCTACACGCTGCAAGAAGCGGCTGCGCTGCTTGGCACTGGCCGCAATACGCTGTGCAAACGCCTGCGCGAGCTCGGCATGCTGGACGCCCAGAACCTCGGCACACGCCCGCACACCAGCACCGGCCGCCTGATCGTCGAGCTGAAAGCGTACGAGAACCCAGGGCTCGGCACTGAGCGCCTTTACGGCAAAACGCTGGTGACCGAGCGTGGCCTGCTCTACATCGCCAACCGCCTGAACATCCGCATCCAGCGCGACGCCGCCAACGACGGTTGAGCCATTACCCGTTTCGCGACGTTGCCCACGCAACGCCGAAAACCCAGGCCAAACGGCCACCACCAAGCAAGAGGAAACCACCATGCCTCAAGAGTCTACTGCTACCGATATCAACGCCCTGCTGGACGATCTGGACGCTGGCATCTTCCGCGAGAAGCTCGCCCGCGCCCTTTCGGATGCCGCTGCTGGCTGCGTGCAGCACAGCAAAGCCGCTGAAGTCACGGTGAAGTTCAGCCTGAAACAGATCGCGGACAGCTCCCAGGTCGATTGCGCCCACAAGCTCAGCTATGTGGTGCCCACGGCCAAGGGCAAGCGTTCTGAGGAAAACACCACCAAGACGCCGCTCTACGTCGGCAAAGGCGGCAAGCTCACGCTGTTCCCCGAGAACCAGGGCAAGTTTGAGTTTGCCGAGCAGCCCAACACCCAGCGCGCCTAACCAGCGCACGGATTCACCCAACCCACACCAACGCAAACCAATGCAAAAGGAATGACCATGGACCACCAAGCCATCGAAAAGATTGAAGCCCTCGTTCACGCGGCCACCATCGGCAACCCGGGCACGTTTGAGCCCACCATGCTGGTACCGGAAGGCTACAAGCTGGAGTCGCTGGAGCGCTTTATGGATGCGCCCGCTCGCTTCCGTGGCACGTTCTCCACCCAGTCGATTGAAGACTACGCCGCCTACGTCAACGGAGAGGATGAACCACGCGTCTTCGTCAACGTCGATGCCATGTCAGCCAAGGCGTTTTTTGACCTGGGCAACGCCGTTGAACCAGGCCACGGCGACCATACCGCCACGCTCACTCTGGAAAAAACCAGTGCCTACGTGGCGTGCCTGAACGCCCATGAAAGCGCGTTTGGCCAGAAAGAGCTGGCCCACTGGATCGAGGACTGGCACCACTGCATCACCGGGATCGACAGCAACGGCCAGGAGATGACCGCTCAGAAGCTGGCGGCCGCCGTGCGCCGCATTGAGATCAAGGCCAGCTCCGAGCGCGTATCGGAAGACCGCGACTGGGGTAGCAGCCGCTCCGGCATGGACGCGCTGGATGCCAGCGCCGGTGACAGCACACCCGACATTATCCGTTTCCACTGCCTACCGTATGAGGGGCTGTCGTTCCGCACCTTTGATATTCGCGTCTCAATCCTCGCTGACGACAGCAAGCCGCGCTTGAAGCTGCGCATCATCGGCCTGGAAGCCGTCAAGGAAGAGATGGCGAAGGAGTTCAAGGACGTACTGGCCAATGAGCTAGACGAACACAGCACCCTGCTACTCGGTGCTTTCAAGAAGTCGTAAGCCCTCCCCGCAACACCACCCCGCCGCTGCCCACCACCAGCGGCGGGGCTCTACCACCACGGAGCAAACCGATGCACTTTCACCTATTGTTCGACCACCCCCTTTTTGAAGAGCAGCCAGTAAAAGACGTACTGGAACCTTTCGGCTTCCTAGTGCATACCAACACCTACAAACTCCCCCTCGATGAAAGCGATGGCGAAGCGTTTACGCGTTACCAAGCGAACCCTTCGGCGTATATCGAGCAGTTGGAGAACACGGCACCCAAGGGCTACACCGAGATAGCCCGCTTCGAGAACGAAGACGGCATCCTGATCGTGTCCGTCCTCGCTAAGCACGTTTTCGCCCAATTACTGCTGTGTGCCGATAGCACTTACGCAGGCGACAACAGCCGGGTATCCAGCCCGTTTTCTGACGTTTACCGCGAGCGCATGCGGCAAATCACCATTGAAGAGTTCAGCCGTGAAGACGATGACGGCTACACCAAAGGAGAGCTGGCCACCGCCGCAAGTTGCTACGCCTCTGTGGCAGGCCTCGCCATACAAAAAGGATGGCCTCAAACGGAAAAGGTGCTCACCAGTGACTGGCCTTTCAAGCGCCACTGGTGGAAACCCACCGACCCACGCCGCGACTTAGTAAAAGCGGGCGCCCTGATTGCGGCAGAGATCGAACGCCTAGACCGCGCAGCCGCAAAAGCTGCAGCTGCAGGAGGTGACGCATGAACACCCAACCGCAGCACCCCGAATCCAGCCCGCAATACCCGCAGTTCCGCTTCATCGAGTTCAACAAGCGCCGCCAAATGCGCGGCGCTGAGTGCGCCCGTATCAAGATCATCTATGCAGAAGGCGATATGGATTGCATTTGGATGAGCGCGGGCGACCTGCAGGACAACATTCGCCAGTGGGGCCCACACGAAGCACTGACCGAAGCCCTCAAGGCCTACGGGCAAGGGGGCCGGGGATGAGCTACGAAGCATGGCGTATTTCATTCCAAGACAGCGAGCAGGCCGCGAAAGCGGCCTTTGAAGAATCTCAGCGCCTGAAGCGCATATTCACCATGGCGATCGACAGCATTGTTGAGCTAACGGAAGCTGTTGGTATCCGCAAAGAAGATCAAACCATAGGCGGCACCGTCCAGGCGTTGGTCGCTATCGAAAAGCTGAAAGCACAGCGGGATAATTGGAAAGCCCGGGCGCTGAAAGCTGAGTGGCAGAACAGGGAAATGGTCGCCAGGGCTGCCAATAATCACCTTGAAGGCTACCGCGAGCTAGGCAGAAGAACAGCCGCTGCTGAAGAGGAACGCGATGCACTAGCCGCACGTGTTAATGAGCTGGAACAAGACACCGCCCTTCTGTTGCAGCTGATCGCCAAAATCCGCGCCGCTGCAGGCGACCCCAATGGCAAACTCATGCAGCCGGAACTGATTGCCCACATTGCCGCGCTCAACGCACACCATATTGCGGACGCCAGCAATATGGTCAGCGGCCGCAACTCTACAGCTTGCGATGACCAGTTTCAGCCTCAACCGGAAGCGGGCGAATGAAAGAACACGGCAAGCTATTCAACACCGCCATGGTTCAGGCCTTCCTTGAAGGCCGCAAAAACCAAACCCGTCGCGTGGTCGATGCACACAATTCCCTAGTAGACGGCTCAGGCATGAGTAAGAAACGCTGGGAAGCTGCAGCGTTCGACCTCGTCAACGCGACGATCGACAACGGCCCCTCGCCCGCAGGCAACCTAGGCCCGTATCTAAAGGCTACTTGCGCAGAAGGCGCCGCCCACCGGATTTACTCACGGGTGCAGCCAGGTGATCGGATTTGGGTGAAGGAAACCACCATCAACGTTGAAGACGAAGGCTATATTGGCCCGGTTTACGTCGCCTCAGAAAACGGGCAATCCATTTTAGAGCGAGGCTTGCGCCCCGCGCCTGACGATTTTGCGGATGTAGAGCCGCACGATATTAAGCTGCGCTCCAGCATGTTCATGCCCAGAGCCATGGCGCGATTGGTGTTTGATGTGGTGAGCGTTCGTCTCGAAAGACTGCAAGATATCAGCGCAATCGACGCACGTAAGGAAGGCATTTTCGAAGAAGAGCATGACTGGCGGGAAAGCGAATTCTATCTTCCCCACGTTGCTTATCGGTCTGCTGAAGGTGCTCGCTACCGTTACTCAGATTCCCGCCAAGCCTTTCAGGAGCTATGGGAATCCATCAACGGCCCTGACTCATGGCAGGCCAACCCTACCGTATGGATTTACGACCTACAGCCCGTTGGCATTAAGCCTATAACGATGCCAAGCCAAAGCGCACCCGCCACCTGCACACTATCCGGAGGCCGCCATGCTGCCGATTGATCACGTCACGATTGAGCGTTTCAGCGAGTTGACGGGCTATAGCGAGTATGCCATCCGATCGAAGATCGCCCGGGGCGACTGGCGGCAAGGTGAGCAGTTTTTCAAAGCGCCGGATGGGCGCATTCTTATGTCATTGGAGGGGTATGCACAGTGGGTAACCAAGGGAGCCACCAAGAAGGCGTCCGCGCTGCGTCCAGCAGTAGCATCGAAATCGACTTCTACTACCAGGGCACGCGTTGCCGCGAACGACTCAAGCTCGAGCCCACCCCCGCTAACCTGAAGAAAGCGGCGCGCCATCGCGCCGCGGTCATTTCATCGATCGATGCAGGCACCTTCGATTACCAAGTCACCTTCCCCCGCAGTAAGAACGCCCGCAAGTTCATGCGTCAGGATCGGGTCGATACGTACTTGCGCACCTGGTTGGCCACCAAAAAGCCCACTCTCAAAGCCAGCAGCTACAAAGATTATAAAAACACCATTGAGGGGCAGCTGATACCTGAGTTCGGCCACCTGCTACTGGCAGAGCTAAAGCGTGGCCACGTACGTGATTGGGCATCACGCCTGACCTGCAGCAACAAACGAATATCGAACCTCATTAGCCCATTGCGAGCAGCGCTGGATGATGCCATGCACGATGAGATGATTGCAGGCAATCCCCTAGCAGGCTGGCACTACCGAAAAATAGAACCGCCCAAAGAGGTGGATGATATCGACCCGTTCACAGCCGAAGAGCAAGCCGCGATCCTAGCCGCCCTCCCCAGCGACGGCTTACCGCTGATTCAATTTGCACTGTGGAGCGGGCTACGCACATCGGAGCTTGTCGCGCTGGAGTGGGGAGATATCGACTGGCGGCAAAAGCGCTGCCGGATCACACGGGCAATCACCCAAGCAGCCAAAGGTGAAGCGGAAACCACCAAGACCACGGCAGGCACACGTACCATTGACCTCCTGCCCCGCGCGTTGGAAGCACTGAAAGCGCAGAAGACACTCAGCTACCTACACCCCAGCGGCCGCGTGTTCCTCAACCCCCGCACAGGCGAGCCATGGACAGGCGATCAGGCGATACGCAAAACACTGTGGGCCCACGCATTAAAGCGCGCCGGCGTCCGGTACCGCCGCCCGTACCAAACCCGCCACACCTACGCATCCATGATGGTCAGCGCTGGCGAGCCACTCGCGTGGGTATCCAAGCAGATGGGGCATACCAGTGTAGTGACCACGGCGCGGATCTACGCGGGGTGGATACCTGATACTGGCAACAGTATGGGTACAAAAGCTAATATAATGTTTGGTTGATAATCAAACTTAAGAGCGAAAGCCGATGGACATACAAGCTATTGAAGAGTATTTAGCCCAGAAAAAAGAACTGAATCCTCATAAAGCCTACGTTATGCAGTATTTAGTTAACAAATTAGTCGATCTGTGTGATACCACCTCTGAAATTCATACAGCGCCTACTGAAGGGACAGAGGTATACCGGATAGGTGCTTGTCTAAACTCGCTGGGAGAAAGTGACGACGATGGTTGGCACTACATGCAGGCTGCTGTCCACTTTCTGGAAAATGAGTTTGGCATTCAAACTCATGGGCTAAGCACAGCCTGGGACAAAATCGGTCGCTGGTGGGCCTAG